CGTGCTGAAATAATTAGTCGCCCAGATGCGTTCTCTACGAAGCTTCAACTTCTCAGTAACGAACTGAGTTGCGTCCTCTTCGTTGTTGAACACCTCATCAGCGTTATCGTTATCTTCATCGGCGATATCCTTATGGAATGCCCACTCGTCACAGACGAATGTCCCAGGATCTTTCAATTCATAACCGCCACCGGCACTCTCCGTAAGAGGAGCTCGTTTTTCCGCTTCATCACGGAACCAGTCTCCCTTTCGGTAGATTGCATACTTGTCTGTCTGCTTGTTGACTGTAACCACGGGGAAAACTCTATCAGCGATATAAGCACTCGGCTCATTAAGATAGCCGATACTCAAGTCACTCAGAAGTTTATCCACATGTAAATCTCGTCCTGTTGGTTGTGCCATAGATTCACCTCCATCGTGGAATCAAGTGAAAATGTTAAATCTTACTTGTTAAACTGCTACGTGCCCGAACTCCATGATAACACTTACGACACGACCTGTCACGCCAGCTTCACGAGCCACGCCGAAATATTTCTCTCCAGCTGCAGCCTCAACCGCCTTACTCGCGGAATCTGACGTTATTTTATCACCGGCATCAAACGTTCCACCAGCAACAATCTTTGTGACGCCGATATTTCTGATGGCGCCGGCCTCATACTGCTTGGGTTTATTCTGCAAAACACCGATGAGAGCCTCCGGTGCCGCGCCCGCAAGCTCGGCGTAACCGTCGGAATTCATCTTCATTGCATAATACTGCTTACTCGTGGTGTAATAATCTGCAGCCACCTGAATAGGCAGGTCAAAAATTCTAAACTCTGTCATAACACGTCCTCCTTCTCCATAGAGAGTTAAAGCGTTATATACGATGCATGAAAATATTTACATCGTTTTTATGTGTGCCTCTCTTTCAGGTAGGCAGCGTATAATTCACCATTTTCCTTGATTATCGCCTTCCATGCCTTGGAGGGAGCCATTTTTGTTTCCTCAACCCTCGCGTCAACAAGAACCTTGAGCTTCTCATAAGACGTGCCTTTGGGGTCACCCTCACCAGTGTTACCCGCTTCCTTGAACAGGCCGCTATTCTGTAAAGCCGCAGCATTGTCTGCATACATCTTTAAGAGTTTTTTAGCCGTTTCCGGATCGGTCTTCTCCGAGGAAACAACCATATCAGCCATGTCACTGAGGTCGCCTACCGCTTTCATATCGGTAAGCTGCTTCGTAACTTCCATCTTTCTACGGGTATCGCGTTCCGTTGAAAGTTCAGCCTTTGTTTCGACCATCTGATCCGTAAGACCCTTGAGCTCCAGTTGAAGGGAATCCACCACTTTTGCTAAGCCGGAATCTTCCGGACTCATCTCGGAAAAGAAGGCTACCAAAGAGGCTTTCTCAGGGCCGTCCAGCAAGTCTTTAAAATAGTCGGCAAGAGCGGTACCTCTCTCCGCGGAATCCTGTATCGCCAAGATCTCCTTTAACGTTTTCATACCATTTACCTCCACGCGTTTAATATTTGATCCAAGCAATTTTCCGGCACACTTCGGACAGTCTGTCCCAAGCAGATCAGCCATAAAGTCTTCCGTATAACCGCAAGTATCGCAAGTTAAAAATGCAAACACCACCTCATCCTGTTTATTATCACCTCCCTCGTCTTTCATGATTTTATTTTCTGAAGCATCAATATCAAAGAAAGCCGCCGCCTTCAAAGTATTTTCCATATAAAGCTCGGAACCGAGCATCTTACTATTGCAAAGTTCAACCAAAGCACGAGCTTCTGAAACGTCCGTGTCTTTATCGGCAGCTTTCCCCGTTGCTTCCATGCTATCGACAAAACCATACTTTAAGATGTCGTCACCGTAAAAAAAGCTATCCTGATCCATGAAATTTCGAATCTCGAAATCGGACCTCTGAGTCTGATCAACATACTTCTTTGAAAGGAGACTTGAGAGCCCCTCCAGAACGGCTGCAACCTTTCGCATGATGAGATGATTCCCATAAGCACCCCCTATGGCGTTATGAATCATGAACACAGCATTGTCTTGGGCAATAATTTCATCACCCACCATCGCTATGTACGTTCCCATAGATGCAACAACACCCATCAATCGAACAGTGATATGACCACTATATCGATCTAAAAGGTTATAAATCTCGAGTCCGTCACTGATAAAACCACCAGGCGTTGAAATCTGAACCTCAACGTCAGCCCCTTTAAAAGAATCGAGACTTTCCCTTACAGTATCAGGCACTATTTCGTAACCTACGACACCACTTAATGACAAGATTGCAGCTTTCTTGCCCGATTTAACTTTCTTCGTCGCCATCGTCTTTCTCCTTCGTAATTTTTTCTTTGTTTGAAGTTTCCTTGAAGACTTCTAATCGTGCAACATCTTTCAAATAAACACGCAAATCGTCATCAATAATTAAAGCATCAACTTTTGCCAAACTACTAACGTAATCAGCTAAATCACGAAGATTTACATTTCGTATGTTGGTATGGACAGCGTAAGGCAATGGTCGCATGTCATCAGTAACATTATTAAGTTTGAAAAGCCTCTTGATGACCTGCTGATTAAAAGCAGCACACATAGAGTCCATCCAGCCTTCCAAACATAAATAAAACATGCTTGTCTGCTCCTTCGCAAGAGCAAAACTTCCCGTCCTCTCCATACCGAGCATAACAAATTGTGCTAGGACAGTAACGGCCATCTCTTTATTATAACGATTAATAATTTCTGTTGTATCAAATTGACGCTTACCAGGGGAACTTAAAAGACTCAATTCCCATCCGAAAGGAACCAAGATCCCGTCTTGCTCGTCTCGACGAATCGAGGATAACATCTTTTTAGCCCATTGCAAAGCCAGAACATTCTGAGGATCTGTCGAAGACATGTCAAAATTTTGAGGTGGAGTAATAAGAGGGATTCCGGCTAAATCACGTTCAACTCCGATGCCCTCAATCTCTTCAAGATTTTTCTTAAAATACCAGGCACGATAAGCATTACGAAGGATTGAACGTCCCTCAGGATTATTGCTATTTAATTCAGTTCTAAAATGAATCGCCTTTTCGGCGGGGATATAAAAAGATTGATAACTTGGAGAAGATCTCTGCCAAAGACCAAGCAAATCGCCATTATCCTCCAAAGCCCATTTTTCAAAAGACGATTGTTTTCTTTGTGCGACCTTTTTTAAGTGTATCTTTCCATCTTCAATGTAGTAGACTTGTTCAAAATAACTCCATCCATAAATCAACATGGAAAGAGCGTCAACAATAAAATCAGCCCAAGTATGCTCCAACCGTTTCAAATCATTCTCAACAAATTCAGCATCCTTTTTACAAGCTGCGTCCGTGTCGTCACCCGGTTTAATTGACCACCGGGCCTCTCGGAGAATCTGCTTTATCGCGAACAAACAGGAACCTATGATAGAATCGTTATCCGACATTTCACGAAAAGTTTTGATCCCCCGAGTGCCCTGCAGTACGGTGAGAAATTCGTCATAAATATGACCATAACTCCACTTAACACCAGATTTACCGACCTCAACAAAAGGACTAACTTTATATTTTTCTTCAGGTTCTTGAGTATCAACCATTTAAACTTCTCCATCGACTTCCGGTAAGAGCCTCTTGCCGATCAGGTGCCCAATAAGAGCCTTCTTTATTCTGAGACATATTTATAATGTCTACCAATTCAGCGAAACTAAAAGGTTGTGCTATCATCTCACCAAGACAAGATTCAGGACTTAAATACGCATACATAAGAGCGTCTGCAAAGTCAGGAGAACTCATGGCACGATTAGCCATGTCCCGTTTGGACTCAATTTGAATGATGTCCTTTCGCATGTTGTCTTTTAAACGTATATCAGCCAACTCACGAACTAATCTAACGGGCCACTCCTCACAGTAGAGACGTGGTATCAACTCCCGTAAGTCCCAATAACCTTCAGCACGTAAATTTACAAACCTCTCAGGTTGATTTGATCTCTGTCCACCAATAACGGCAACAATTCGATTGCCCCACATCCTCTTGAGCGTGTCAAAAACACCAGGATTATAAATTGCATCAACTTTTACATAAGAAGGATCATAAGTAGCAATAAACTCAGATGCCCACTGACATACTTCTTCCGTATCAGTTACCTTTCCAGGTTTATGTTTCTCCGCGACCTCAAGAATGTTGAATCCCTGACGTACCACCAAAACACTCGATGCGTGCGTCCTACCAACGTCCAAACCAATCTGATGCTCCAACGTGGGGGAAAGCTGCGTCTCTTTTTTATTTTGTAGAGCCTCCTCGATGAAAGCATAAGGGATTAAAACATTAATACCACCGAGCGGAAACTCACCAAGAACCTTTATTAAATAAATCGGATGCTTCTCGCCGTAGCGTTCCCGCATCATATCAACATAACGAGTATCTACACGAGGGCAATCCAGACAGGAAACATGCATCTTGGCATAAAGTTTACCAATCTTCGGATTATTAAAAATGTCAAAGAAATAACCAAAGTTTCTTGTAGGATTCCCTGTAAGTATCGAATACGCGTTAGGTCCTGTAAGAGCACCTTCATATGCAGGGAAAATTGCATCCGGAACTCCTGAAGTTTCATCGATCACAAAAAGTAAGTTATCTTGTGCGTGAAATCCCTGCAAACCTTCAGCAACTTCACCTGATGGAGATACTTGAGCTGTTCTAGCAACAGCATACCAAATAGCTTCATAACCTTTAACCACCAACCTCGTTTGCGTCCACGTTAGAATACTCTGTAAAAATGGAGATTCCGAGATACGATTAAAAAGCTCACTCCACAAAAGATCATAAAGCTGATGCTGAGAGGGTGCTGTAGCTGGAATACGACATTTTGGCTTCGTAGAGATGAACCAAGCAATCGCAACACCGAGAAAGAAAGTCTTACCAACACCAGAACCAGATCGAATAGCTAAGAAATGATGCTCAACGAGATTCTCAAAAGCCTGAACCTGCCAAGGATCTAGACTTACACCGAGGACTTCTTCAGCAAAAGCTACAGGGTGATCTTCATAATATTGAAACGCACTAATAACATCAGAGCTCAATGATGTCGGCGCTACTGGTAGCGGAAATCTGGACATCTGGCTCCTTTACTGGCAATTTCTCCTTATCGTATTTGCCTTTATAAGCTGCAACAATCATATCAGCAACATTAACGATGACACCATTGTTCGGACCATCTTTCTGAACGGGTGTAGCTTTGTTGTCCGTTCGATCCAGACAATCCCAAGCAGTTTTAATCCGGAGGTCTATCGATGCACTAGGTTCATCACCATTAATAACACTATGACACAACACGGCCGCATCTTGTGCGATCTCTTCAAGCATCTCCATCGTGCTTATACGAACTTCAGAATTTATAACCCGATCTTCAATTTGTTTCTGAAGCTCAACCAATGCGCCTTTAAAAAGAGGCTCATGATTCTCAAGATGAGAAATCCTATCCGTGGAGATATTTAAATCTTTCCCGATAGCCTTGCGATCTCGGCCTACGGCAAGATCCCGGATTATCCTCTTGTGCTTTGGAGTCAACTTTTTTAGTAGCTGCGCCATCTCTACGTTCGCCCTTCAATTTTTTAATTAAATCATGTAATTCAGAAGCCATGATCAATTCCCTCAACAACAAATTAAAACTATAACGTCTTCAGTGTACGAAAAAAGCAACAGTTTGTCAAGTCAAAAATATACATTTTGAAGGTCAAGACCCTCAGTCTCGTCGGTGGGAAAAGCAAAAATTAGACAGAAAAAGGTAAGCTGGGCCGCTGTAGGCTTAAGAAGAAAAGGGGCTCGGAGAAAAGAGGAAAGCAGGGGAGGGGAGGGCCGCTAGCGCGGGAGGAACGCATTGTAAGGGCAATAGTGATTTAGGGGCTCGTGGAAAGCAGAGTGAGCGGAGTCTGTTTGAGGCTGCCGGCCCAAAAGGGGACGAACCCAACTCGGAGTATTTGCAGCATCCTCCTCTTGTGGCCCGTGTATCAAACGCAGAAATAGGTGCTCTCAATGCAGTAGTCTGATATCATTTCGCACCACATTTCGCACCTTGTAGCTTGAGCACAACTTCGTTGTGAGGCTTACAAACTTGAAAATGGTGGCGTATTTTTCGAGGCACCTGCAGAATTTGGTATGATCATTAAAACTGCACAATATTTGAAAGTATGCACGATGGTTAGGATGCAGACAGATTAATGATCCTACATATGAAAGATCATACATAGAAATGTTCATACAATATAATGATGCATATGTATTAATAGGCTTACA